TAAAGACTATTATTAAAATTACAGAACTTATAATCCAAACTAATAAAAGCGTACCACATCCTCCATTTTTCTTTTCTCCCATAACCGTTTCCTCCTTCGTGTTATAGGGAAATTATACAGCATACCATGTCAAATGTCATTATCTTTTTATGCTGCCGGGATCGTAAGCACCTGCCCTGGATATATCAGATTCGGATTTCCGCCGATCACTGATTTATTGGCATTGTAGATCACACTCCACTTTCCACCATCGCCGTAAAACTGCTTCGCGATCTTCCAGAGACAGTCCCCGGAAACTACGGTATAGCTCCCCCCGCTTGGTGCATTGCCTGCTGCTCTGGTCTGCTGCATTGCCGCCTGTGGTTTTGGCAGCGATATATCCACGGTACAGGTCTTTGTGATAAATTCACGGTACTGTTTCAGTTTAATCTTGACAGTCGTATCAAATCCCTCTCCGGCATCATCCACAATGGAATAATCCTCAAGTGAAACTGTCATGTTGGTATGAAATAACTTCTTGTTGTTTGGAAATGCTCTTGTCATGATATACTGAAAACTTTTCTTCTGTAACTTTAATTCTTCCAGCTTATCCAGATAAAACCTGGCATTCCGGAAAGTCTCTGGATATAGGGCAAACGGATATTCTGTATTTGGAAGCAGAAGATCAAATTCCACATCTGACAACCCTGCGGCTTTCAAAATATTTGCTTCGCCCTCATTAATCAGAGTTATCGTTTCGTTCTGATTATTAATTTTTACTGTTACTTTGGACGGAGCTACCGGAAACAGCACTCCATCCAGATATAATTTATATGCCATTTCCTATACTCCTTCCCGCACAGTCTCTAATGCCTGTAAAACCTTTGTCGTCATTCCATCTACAATACCATCTAGGTCAGCATCACTGCTCACGTTATTATTCGTTGTCATATCCAGCTTAATTTCTGCTGTTGTGAAACGATTGACTGCTTCCTGCTCTGCAATATCCCTAAGATATTTCAGATCCTCGTGATATCCACAGAATCTTTGATGGCACTGGTATCATCCGCAATACTGTCAAGGTTGCCACCTACACCCGAATTTGCGATTGCATCACTAAAACCGGATGTGTAATCATCCGGATTCGGGATATCTGTTTTGCCAAAGATGTCCGACAGGCTGAAATTGCTGATTTTATCTGCAATTCCATCTCCCCATGCTGCACCTGTATCAAAAGCATCGCCATAATTGAACCGGTTGAACTGATAATCTGACATGTCTACCGTCTTTAAAATTTCTGATCCACCATTTTCACTTATCACGGCATCCACCTTTGCCTGTACTTTGCCTTGAAATCCCGCAACTGCATCTGCGAGATTGCTTCCAAATACCGTATCAAGCATTCTGGCAGCCGATTCAACCACTTCCACTATAAAATTAAACAGGCTTAAGATTAGAGCTTCGATTGTGGCAACAGGATTATTAAAAACAGTGGTAAGCGCATTTACAAAATTTGCTATAAAATTCCACAAAGTCACGCCAATTCCGATGATTGTATTTGCACCTCCGATAAACAGATTTCCTATAAAAGCAGCTGCCGTTAACAGTGCTCCTGTTATGACACCTATGCCACTATTCGCAATCCCTGTTGTTTTCGCAATCCAATTACACAGTGCAATTAATGCTGCAACTAATGCTATAACAATAAGTACAATTCTCATCACAGGGCTTGCCCCCATAACTGCATCTTGAATTTTCTGTGCTGTCGTCATAATGTTTGTTGCGGTTGCACACAATATCTGCCATCCATACCATACAGCTAATGCCGCCGCAATCCCATACACAATTGGACTAATAACTGACCAGTTATCAGAAATGAAGGTGCCAACCTGACTGGCAAAATCAAAAATATTCAGCACAATATTCGCCAATACCGCCATTGCATCTATTGCATTATCGGAAAATGTTTCAAAAACATCACTGCCAGTAGCACTGTTTATTCTCTGTAAAACAGTTTGAAAAGCCATCATGGCAGCGTTCTGCATTTTTGTCCATGCCTGTCCCCAGGTCATTGGCATTTCATCAAACTTACCATTGATATCATCCGCGGCTGCAAAAATCGCCGCTTTTACAACATCGGCAGAAAGCTCTCCATCTGCCGCCATTTCTCTGATCCGTCCTATCGGAACATCGAGATAATCCGCAATGTTCTGAATCAGGTTCGGTGCCTGTTCGAAGATACTATTCAATTCATCACCACGAAGTACACCGGAACCAAGTGCCTGTGATAACTGCAATTCTGCATTTGCAGCTTCCTGTGTGCTTGCTCCTGCAATCGTCATCTGCTTTTGAACCAGATCTGCAAAAGCCACTACTTCCTCTGAACTGCCAAACGCATCTCTTGCATTATTACCAAATCTCGCAACAACGGATGCCATATCGCTAAAAGAGCCTCTTGCATGCTGTGCCGCAGCATATACCATATTGACCAATTCTGAGGTTTCGTTTGCAGTTCCATTAATCTGATTAAATGAATTGTTCATTAAATCCAGCCGTGAGGTTGTCTGCGCCAGTTCATCAGACATATTAAGTATTTTTCCAACACCCTGAATACTGACATAGGCTCCGACTGCACGTTTGATCGTATTTACCAGTTCGTTTGAACCGGACACCCCCTCCTGGATCTCCTGGTTAAATCTCCCCTGTTCATCCGTATTATCACGGATATACCGCTCTGTATTGCCTACTGTCTGCGATAACTGGAGATATGCCGCATTTGCACCGGACACATCCATGTTCTGCATTGCGGTATTAAGATTATTCTGTTCCTGAATCGCCCGGTCTAATTGCGATCTCAACTGCTCTAACTGGGCGTTGGCGTTATCTGTTCCCATATTGACCGGATTGTTTTCAATCTGCTGTATCCGTTCCCGGATCGAATCAATTCTGACAGCCATGGAATTAAGATCCTGGAATGACTCCGGCGGAAAGATCGTTGTACTGTATGCCTGCCTTGCAATATCGTTCTGCGTACTGCTCAACTGCTCTAACATGCTATTGGTACTCTGTACTTCCTGCTCAAACCGATCTATCCCGGTTCCTGTAAACACATCCAGACTGTCCGTTTCCCAATGCACCGGAATCTCTACCGGCTCTGTCGGCACATTGGGCTGCCTTTCCGGCAGGACCGGTTCAGAACTTCCTGCGAGCGGATCCATGGCAGGAGCCGGCTGCTGTGCCACACCGTTCAACGCAATCAAGGATGCTGTTGCTTCATCGATTGCCTCTCGCGCTCCCTCTAAGCTGCTCGTATCAATATCCATCGACATTGCCTGCTGCATATCATACATTTGTGCTGTTGCAAGGTTGACCGCATCCATAATGCCATATAAAACACTGGTAAACTGGTCATTAAGCTCTATCGCTGTCTGAATAGCTGCCATACATCACACCTCCTTCCTAATGGATTTTGTTCTTTAACTTCCGCTCTTCCTCTTTCTTATCCTCAATTCTTTTCTTGATTGAAGCGGTTACAAATGCTTTTTCCCGCTCATCCATATTTAAAAATACAGATGGCAGGATATGTAATTTCAGAAGGGCATAGTAAGCAAAGTTCGCTTCGCTATCCCCTCCTTCAATTAGTTTTTTGCTTCGTCCACCAGATCATTAAAACTCTTGTCGAATCCCTGAAATTTCTGCATCCACACTTCAAACATCTGAAATTCACCGGCACCATCCACCATTGCGTACAATAAATCTTCCGGTGTTTTCACGCCGTAAGAATCCTGTAATTCTTCATCATACAGATCAGGATACACGGTTGCTGCCGCCATCATCTTTGACAGATATTTTTCTGTATTCAGTCTTGGGCGGTACATGTTTGGCTTGCCGGTCACCGGAACCTCTACAGTACATGCATTGCGCAGTTCCTCATTCTCGCGTGATGTGATCTGGCGAAATTCCCAGAGAAGCGGCTTTCCGTCTGTATCTGTAAGGCTCGCTGTTGGAGCATACTTCTGATTTTCTTTTACTTTTTTATTTGCTTTCATAAATCTGCTGAATTCTGACATATCTTTCTCTCCTTTTCATTTAAAAATCCCCTCCCGCTGATGCAG